GGCAGCTGGCCCGCAATCCAATCGCCACCGACGGCAAATTGGATGAGGCAGCGATGGGTAAGGCGGTAGAAACGGCCGTTACCGAGGCCCGCGCCGAAATCGCCACGCTGCTGGGTAAAGACGGCCGTGTAACCGGGAATGGTGAACAGCCAGAGACCAACGGCGATCAGCCAACCATCGAAGCCGCCCGCGTGCGGCTGAATGAATCACTGGCCAAGATTGGCTACGGAGGCAGCAGCAATGGCAACTAATTTAGTCCAAGACAACGGCGAAATTCTGGCCCAGATCGCCGCCACTCACCCCGCCGCGCCGTTGACCGGCGCGCCCGTGCGCGTGGGCGCATTGACGGGCGTTGCCCTGACCGACGAGGCCGAAGGCGGCAACGGGTCCGGGCAATCTTCGATTGACTTTGGTATGCGGGTGTGGAATCTGACCGTGGATGACAACGAAGGCACCGGTATCGCCATCGGGGCTACCATCTACTACCACGACACCGGCACCGGCACCGGGTCGGTCAACCTCAACAACAGCAGCAGCGGCGCAAATGGCATTTTCGGCATTGCGCTTGGGGCTGTTTCTGCCAATGCAACCACGGCAATCGACGTGCTGCACGTGCCCACTTTGTAAGGGGGGATCATGACTGAATTACGCGAAACCTACACAAAAGAAACGGCCGAATTCCCGGTCGAGGGCTACCGCTCTATCGTCCGCGAATCCGACGGTCGCTGGCAGCAGGGCGTCAATGCGGCTCACCTGAACCGGGTGGCCGCTGCCGCCGAATTCTTGACCGAAGCCCTGACGGGTTCCATGCCCGCGTGGGTGCTGAAAGAGGCCATTGCCCCCACCAGCGCCCAGGCCGTGCAAATCATTCGCGGCAACTATCCCGAATTGTTCACCGTTCGGGAAGCCTACACCACCAGCGATTTCCCGCTGCTGATGGGCGACGTGCTCGACCGCATGATGTTGCAAAACTACAACAGCGTCGGGCACAACTGGCGGGCGTATTGCAGCGTCAGCCGCCCCCTGCGCGATTTCCGCACCGTGCGCCGTTTGGCGCTGAACGGTGCTGAAGGCCAGTACCAGAAAATCACCGAACAAGAGCCTCTGCAATACAGCCGCTCTTTGGATGAAGACGGCTACACCTACACCCCCGACCTCTACGCGCTGGGCGTGAAACTGAGTTTCCGGGCCATCATGAACGATGACCTGAACGCCTTTGACACCATCCCCAACCGGCTGGGCAAAGGCGGCCGTCGCACCATTGAAAAGTTCGTAACCGACCTCTTCTTCGATGCCAACGGCGTGGACGCTACGTTTTTCAGCAGCGGCAACGGCAACCGGTTGACCAGCAATCCCGATCTGGCAATTGATTCGCTGGGCACGGCTATCGGGCAGCTTTTGGGCCTGACGGACGCCGACGGCGAGCCGATCCTGGTAGAGGGCATGACCCTGGTCTACCCGCCCGCGCTGCATGTCACTGTCCAGAACATGCTGAACCAATTGACCGTTGACGTAACGGCCGTTGGCGGTGTGTCTGGCCAGGTAATGCGCGTCAATAACTGGATTGTGCGCAACCTGTCGGCCGTGATGAATCCGTACATCCCGATCATCTCCACATCGGCCCCTAACACGCCCTGGGCGCTGTTCGCTAATCCGAACGTAGGCCGCCCGGCGGGTGAAATCGGCTTCCTGGCTGGCTACGACCAACCGCGCCTATTCCAGAAAGGCGGCAACACGGTGGCCATCGGTGGCGGCGTTGACCAGATGATGGGCGATTTTGCCACGATGGAACAGCACTACAAAGGCATCGTTGCCTTTGGCGGTGCGGTGTTGGACCCGAAAGCGGCCGTAGGGTCGAACGGAACCAATTCCTAATGAGTGATAGACCCTTACCCCGGCCGGTGTCATCTACCGACTTGTATCTAGCGGCGATTCTGGGCGAGCTGCAAAAGCTGAACGCCCCGCCGCCAGCCGATGACACCGGCCTGGTGGATTTACGCGAGCCAGCGGCCGAAGTCTCCCTACCCGATGACCTGCCGGGGCGGGATCAGCTTTTCGCCGCTGGCTACACCACACTCGAATCTGTGCCGCGCAAGGGGAAGGAATTGACGGCCGTTTCTGGCATTGGTCCAGTAACGGCCAATCAAATCTTGACCTGGCTCAAGGTGAATTCGTAAATGGCAGCCATCACCGACTACAGCACCGACGTGGCGAAAGTCCGCCTGCTCATCAGTGACATTGATGTGTCAGAACAGATTTTCAACGACGCGGCAATCCAGGCGTTTATCGACATGGCGCTTGATGGCAATCTGCGCCGGGCAGCTGCGCAGGCGCTCATGGTGATGGCCACGAATGAAACGATGGTCCAGAAGCAAATCAAGATTCTGGACCTGTCCACTAACGGCCCGGCCCAGGCCCAGGCGCTTCTCGCCCTGGCCAAACAGTACCGCGAAGAAGCCGACGCCGAAGAAATCGACGGCGCGTTTGATTGGGCGGAATCGGTCAACACCCCCGCTCAATACGACGAATTCTTGTTTAAGGACAGGTTGCGCAATGGCCTTGGGTAACGGCGGCTTAGGCAGTAACGGGGTTTTGGATACCCTGATTCACGCCGATTTGCTGGCCAGCCTGAACCGGTTTTACCCGGCGGTGGTCACGATTGAGGAATCGACCCCGACGCGGCGGCCCAACGGTGAACCGGTTGACGCGTGGGCGGCCGTGCCCAGCATGACCGGCCTGCGCGGCATCTTTGCCGGGAAAGGCGCGGCGGAAAAGCGGGGGGCGACCCTGACGGTACAAACCGCCACCCACGTGCTCGATCTGCAAGGCTACTACCCCGACGCGGCGGTGACCATGCGGGCAACGGTGTACACGGCCGTTACCAACGGTCTGTCCCGCGCCTTCAACATTGTGGCCGTGGTCCACGACAGTCAGAGCCAGCAAACGCGGCTGGAGCTGGAAGAGGTGAACCACTGATGGCCAGCGGAGCACGTGTAACCGGCGTGGACGAATTGAGCGGCACCTTAAAAGCATTGGCGGCGAAGGCCAGCGGCAAGCAGCTGAAAACGGCCGTTCACGCGGGCGGGGTGGTTATCGAAACCCCCGCGAAGGCCAAAGCGCCGGTCCTGACGAGCAACTTGCGCCGGTCCATTCACACCGAAGCCGAAGCCACCGGTCCAAACAGCGCCGAATCGCGAACCGGCACAAACGCCGAGTATGGCCCGCATGTCGAGTTTGGCACCAGCCGCCAGCGGGCGCAGCCGTATCTGCGCCCTGCCTATGATGAGAACAAGAGCCAGGCGCTGGGTGAGGTAACGGCCGTTTTGCAGGAGCTGACCACACCTTGACAACCGAACTGCTCGCCCCCTTCGTCGATTTGGACGACGAATTGACGGCCTTTCTGCTGCAATTCCCGGCGGTGAGTGAGGAGATTGGCGACCGGCTAACGCCAGCGCCCCTACCTCAGGCCGAAACGCTACCGGCGGTGACATACACCGATGTGAGCGACGTAGGCGACCACACCGGGCCAGAGGGGCGCGGCGCTTACCACCAGGTGCGTTATCAGCTGGATTGCTGGGCGGCCAGCAAGCACGCGGCGCGGCGGGTAGATGGCAAAATCCGCGTCGTTTTAGATGGTTATCGCGGGGCAATGGGCGGGCGATCCGTCGTGGCCTTTCGCAAAAATACAACGTCAATTTATGAGCCAGAGACAACCCTTTGGCGCGTGATGTCGGACTATATGATCCACATCGAATCCTAAAGCGAGGTAACAAATGGCACCAATAGTAATTGCTCCCCAAGAAGTGGCCGGGCCGTACGTTAGCGAAGCGGCTACCCAGCTCACCGCCGTGACGTTCACGGCAATGAATGCCACCAATGGCAACAAAATCACCATGCCGGGGCGGCGCATCCTGATCATATTCAACAACACCAACGTGGCCGCGCAGCATGTGACCATCGCGGCCAGCAACGACCCCTACGGCCGCAGCGCCCCAATTACCCAGCTCGACATTCCCGCCGGTGGTTTTGCGGCCCGGATTTTCGAGCCGGTTGGCTGGGAGCAGACGTTGGGCGGGCGCGATTTGCTCATCACGCCAGAATCCGCTGATGTAGACGTATTGGCAATCCCGCTGTAAGGAGGCGACCATGACCGTACCTTGTGTACCCCCTGAGGAGCTGGTCGGCTTCGGCGCACTCCTCCAATACTATGACAATATCGCGACGCAGTGGGTGACGGTGGGCGGCACCAAAGATTTGGAGTTTCCTGAGGATACCACCGAGGCGATTGATACCACGTCCAACGACACGGCCGACGGCTACCGGACGAACATTCCCGCGCCGCTGGCGGCTCTGGGCCAGGTGTCCTACACCATGAATTTCCGTTGGTCGCAGTGGTCGGTTTTGGTCAATATGAAGCAAAACAAGACCATCACCGATTGGCGCGTGGTGCTGATGAACCCGCAGCAAACCTACATGGAGTGGTGCGCCTGGATCATGTCCCTGAGCGGTTCCATCCCGATGGAAAATTTGGTGACGGGCGAGATTGGCCTGTCGCCAACCGGTGCGCCGACGTGGGGCGAGCTGCTGTAATGGCCAAAAAGAAAGCGGAAACGGCCGTATCTGAGACCATCGAAGAAACGGCCGTATCCGAACCCGCCCTCACCCCCCAGCCGCGTAATATCATTGGCTCGGCTACTGAACATATGCGCCTGGCCGCTGCCATGCTGCGCAGCAAAGGAGGGGCGCACGCCGAATCGTGTGCCTTTGTTGCCGCTGAATTGGAGCGCCGGGCTGACCAACTGGAGAAATTGAATGAGTGACCAACTGACCTTAAGCGCCGTTGATTTCCTGAACCTGGCTGAACAGCGCCGGGTGGCGCGGGTTGATTTGTCCGACGTGGGCTACAAAGGCCGGGTTTACGTCTGTGACCTTTCCACCGCCAAACAGCAAAAGATCGCCATCGGGCCAAAGGGAAAAACCCGCGTCTATGCCGACAAGAGCATGGATGTGGATTTAGCCAGTATGCCCAAAGACGCGCCGATGAAGATGATGATGGAATGTTTGGTGACGGACCGGGAAAACGGCCGTTTGCTTGACGCCGCTTTTGCCGAATTGGAAGAGGGCGATACCTACATCGTCTGGCCAGAGAATGACCTGGTAACGCTCTACAGCGTCTGGCGCAACGATGAAGGGCTGAAACACAGCGACATCGAAGCCCGGCTGGGCAGCATGAGCAACGCCGTGACGAACCTCATTGTCAAAACGGTGCGTGAAATTTCCGGCACGGCGGAGGAAGCGGCAGAGCAGGAAAAAAAAGGCTAACTGACAACAAGAATTTGATGCTGGCTCACAGGCTTGTACGCTACGGAATCGGAGGCCGCACGGTGCAGGAATTAAGCGACGTTATGACCGTTAGCGAGTTCCTCCGCTGGGCGGCCTTTTCGTCTTTAGAGCCATTTAGCGATGACCGTAACGACTGGCACTTCGCCCGGCTGATGGAACAGCAATACAACATCAACCGGGGCAAGGGTAAGGCCAGTAAACCAGCTAAGGCGTTTTTGCTCCAATTCCGGCAAACCAGCCGGGAAATGAGTATGCAGGAAATGGAAATGGCCTTAATGATGCAATTTACGAAGATGGGTGGCCGTTTCCCGGACAAATCACAGTAACGATGGAAATTCAGAAACTATTTGTCTCCCTGGTGCTGGACGCCACAAAATACACAAAGGGACTAGATGAGTCCCAGCGCGAAGCTACCCGCTGGCAGAAAGCGCAGGGGGCGGCGTTTAAGGCATTCCAGGCGGCGGCGTTGGCGGCGTTGGCGGTCGTCGTGGCGGCAACCATTGCCTTTGCCAAAGACAGCTTAAGGGAGTTTCAGCAGTTTGAGACGGGGATAAGCGAGGTATTTACCCTCCTGCCCGGTCTGTCCCAGGACGCAATGGGGCAGATGAAAGAGGACGTGCTGGCGTTCGGTAAAGAAGTTGGGCGAACGTCTGACGAGACTCTCCCTGCACTGTATCAGGCAATCTCGGCAGGCGTTCCCAAAGAGAACGTCTTTGATTTCCTCAAAATAGCCAGTGACGCGGCCCTGGGTGGTGTAACCGACCTGGAAACGGCCGTTGATGGCATCACCTCTGTAACCAATGCCTACGGCGCTTCTGTCATTGACGCGGCCACGGCCAGCGATGTGATGTTCACAGCCGTCAAATTAGGTAAGACGGACTTTGAGCAGTTATCGTCTTCGCTATTTAATGTAGTGCCTACGGCCGCCAGTTTGGGCGTGACATTCACCGATGTGGCCGCAAATTTAGCGGCGCTTACAGCGCAGGGTACGCCCACCAGCGTGGCTACCACGCAGCTACGGGCCGCGTTTGTGGAGGCCAGTAAGGCGGGATCGGGGCTGGATAAGGCGCTGCGCGACCTAACCGGTAAAGGTTTTGCCGATCTTATTGCCGACGGCCAGACATCCTCCGAGATTTTTAGCGATTTACGCCAGTCTATGCCTGAGGAGGAGTTTAGAAACCTCTTTAGCAGCGTAGAGGCCAGCAATGCGGTTTTGGGACTGACCAACGACACCGCAAAGGGGATTATTGATACCTTTGGTACCGTCGAGGATACGCTAGGGGCAACGGCTGAAGCGGCCGAAACGATGGCGCAAAGCATGGAGCACCTGGAGGCAAAAACAGCGGCAGCGACCGAAGCGCTAAAAATCCAAACAGGCGAGGCGCTCAGCCCACTAAAACGCGCCTGGCTAGAAACGAAGCTCGGTGTCTCTGATTACCTCTCCGAGGATTTGCGACTGCGCCAACAGCTGCTTAGATCGTCCGACGCCTTGGGTGAATTTGGCTATGAGGGCGTAGCGCTGCAA